GTCAGGGATTCATTCCAAATTCATTTAGAGAAGATGGGAAAACAATCCTCGAAGCTGCCTTTAGTGTATTAAATACGTCTGGAAAATATAGAGAAGATGGCACATATGAAGGTACTTCTCTTGGATCATTTGGTATTGGTTCTAAAATTACAACATTTCTTTCTCATTGGTTAGATGTGTTTACTTTTAGAGATAAAAAATGGGAACACTGTCATTTTTCTGAAGGAGTATTTGATTATAGAGAAATTTCTAATGCCGATACTAATAATAAAAATGGAACGATTGTTGAATGGCAGCCTTCAGAAGAATTTTTTACTCATACAGAAGTAGAAATAAATAAAATTAAAGATTTATTTAAAACTATAGTTTGTCTTTGCCCTGGACTAACTATTAATCTTGATGACAATGGAAATAAAATTGTTTTTAATTCCAAACAAGGTATTAATGATCTGGTTAATGATGCAGTAAAAGATACTGAACTTATTAATAATCGTTTTTCAATGAATTTTACAGAAGGTAAAAATAAACTTGATATGGTTTTAACCTACGCAAGTAATTATTCTTCTACTATTGTGCCTTATGTGAATACGGGTTTGACCGAATCAGGTCCTCATATTACCCAAATTAAAACTGTTATCACAAGAGAATTTAATAAATTCTTTAAAGAAAAAAAATGGCTTAAAGATAAAGATACAAATTTAACAGGTGATGATATTCAAGAGGGAATGTATGTAGTATTTAATATTACAGCCCCTAATGTTGGATATGATGCTCAGGTGAAAAGTAGAATTACAAAAATTGATATGACTCCTTTTACATCTGCATTAAGTACAAACCTTGATATTTGGCTTAATAATAATGAAAAAGAAATTAAATCAATCTTTGAAAAGGCGGCAGCTGCACAAAAAGCAAGAGAGGCTGCAAAGAAAGCACGAGACAAAGCAAGAGAGCAAGATAAGAAAAAACAAAAAGCTCTTAAATTTGATAGTAAACTTGCAGATTGTAATTCTAAAAATAGAGAAGAATGTGAAATTTATATTACCGAGGGCGATTCGGCATCTGGCAATTTGAAATTAGCCCGTGATAATGAAAAACAGGCGGTAATGCCTGTCCGCGGTAAGATCCTTAATGTACAAAAAACAACCTTCGCACAAATTCAAAAAAATGCAGAAATTATGACAATGTGCGATGCATTCTTTGGCCCTGGTGATTGGTCTATTGATCCAAAAACGTTAAAGGTAAATTACAATCAAGTACGTTATGGTAAAATTATTATTATGTCTGATGCTGACGTTGATGGAGCACATATCAAAAATCTTTTCTACACCTTTATATGGAACTTCTGTCCTGATCTAATTCAAAAAGGATATATTTATGCTGGCGTTCCTCCGCTTTATAAAATCACCCTTCCCGCGAACAAAGGATATAAGTATCTTAAGAATGATGAAGAATTAGCTAAATATCAAAAGGAAAATAAAGATAAAAAGTATCAGGTTGGTCGTATGAAAGGTCTTGGTGAAATGGACGTAGAAGAGACAGAAGAAACGCTCACTGATCCTACAAATAGAATTATTAAACAAATTACTATTGAAGATGTATCTCTTGCAAACAAAATGTTTAATGATTTGATGGGAGAGGCTGTTATCCCAAGAAAGAGATATATTAAAGAACATAGTCAAGAAGCGACTTATAATCAGGAATAATTATGGATAATCTTGAAAAAATTAAAAATTTATATGATAATATTGATTATATAATAACAGGAACAGAAGATGGATGGCTTGATATGCATAAGAAAAAAGATCAAAAAATTGTAGAATTATGCTATATATTAAAGACATTGTCTGAACACTCTTATAATGAATTATTTCAATTTAAAGACAAAGGATTTAAAATAAATTTAAAATGAGAAGTAATGAACAAAAATTGATAGATATTATGTTTTAGATTGGACTAACAATACATAATGATTTATGGTTTCAAAATAAAAATAATGAAGAAGTATGTAAATGGATTAGAGATCAATTAAAACAATGTGGCTTTGAAACTGTACCACTTGGCAGTAGTTGGGGAGTGTTAAAGGAGATTAAAAATGCAGAATGATTTAACAAAAGAACTAGGAACTAATTTTATTGAATATGCGGTTGCCGTAAATACAGACCGCGCAATACCTAACGCCAAAGATGGTCTTAAGCCTGTCGCAAAGCGAATTCTCTGGGGAGCTGAAGACAAAACAAAATGCGTATCTAGTAAACCTCATGTAAAAGCGGCTAAACTGGTTGGTGATATTATGGGAACATATCACCCGCACGGCGACTCATCTATCTATGGGGCTTTAGTAAGATTATCTCAAAATTGGGTTATGCGCTATCCGCTTATTGATTTCCATGGTAACAATGGTAATATTATTGGTGATGGCCCTGCTCATATGCGTTATACCGAATGCCGCCTTAGTAAACTTGCAGAAGATGGTCTTCTTGAAGGAATAAAAAAAGAAAATGTTGATTTTATTCCTAACTATGATGAAACAACAGAAGAGCCTGTTTCACTTCCTAGTATTTTTCCTAACTTACTTTGTAATCCCAATAATGGTATTGGAGTTGCTATGGCCTGCTCTTGGGCTCCGCATAATCTTGGCGAAGTAGCTGCCGCAATTAATGATTATTTAGTCGACAAAGAGCCCTCTCTTCCTGGCCCTGACTTCCCCTCAGGAGGCATTATTATCAATTCTAAAGACATCCCAGAAATTATGCGGACTGGGCGTGGAACTGTAAAAATTAGAAGCAAATATGATATTGATAAACAGAAAATTATCATTACTGAGATCCCCTATGGTACTTCTGTTGAGGCCTTAATGACTGAGATTGGAGAGGTTTCAGATTCAAAAGAAATTGAAGGCATTGATAATATCAGAGATGAGTCCAATAAAAAAGGCGTAAGAATTGTAATTGAATGCGATAAAGGAATTAATCCTGCAACCATTATTACTAAACTTTTTGCAAAAACAAATCTGCAAAGTTCATTCAGCTATAATCAAGTCGCCCTTGTTGATAAAGTGCCTACTGAATTAAATTTAAAAGATTGTATTAAAATTTATGTAGATCATAATATTGATTGTATTTTAAGAGAAACTAAATTTGATTTAAATAAAGCAACAGATAGACTAGAAATTGTTAACGGTTTACTTCGTGCTCTTGAAGATATTGATAATATTATTGCATTAATTAAGAAATCTGAAAGCGCAGCCGCCGCAAAAGATAGCTTAATTGCAAAATATCAGTTTACTGAAAACCAAGCTAAAGCTATTCTTGCAATGAGGCTTTCTTCTCTTGCTAAACTAGAGAAGGTAGAGCTTGAACAAGAAGCGGAAGAGCTTAAAAATAAAATTAATGATCTTCAAAATATTCTTGCGAATGAAAACCGCCAAAAAGATATTCTTAAAAATAGGCTCGCAGAACTTGTAAAAAAGTATGGAGATGCTCGAAGGACTGAATTAACTAACATTGAAATTAAGCCTGAGGATAAAGTTATTGAAGAAGTCATTCCTGAAGATGTTGTTATAATTCTTACTCAAACAGGTGATATTAAACGTATTCCTAAAAATGCCTTTAAGGTTCAAAGAAAAAATGGTAAAGGCGTCAAAAGTAAAGATGAAGTAATTATGTCTACAATTGCAACAAATACAATTGATAATCTTCTTTTGTTTACTAAAAAAGGAAAAATGTTCAAAATCCTTGTTGATGAAATTCCTGTTGGCACAAATACATCAAAAGGCATTCATGTAGGAACTTTAATCAATATGGATCAAAATGATGAAGTTATTGCGATTACATCTCTTGCAAGAAGCAATACTGCAAAGTATGTTATATTCTTCACAAAACAGGGATTAATGAAAAAAACTTTGCTTGAAGAATATACAAAAGTAAAAAGAAGCACTGGCATCGCAGCAATTAAAATTAATGAAGGTGATTCTATTGCTAATGTAGAATTTATTAATGAAGAAAATATTTTAGTAATTACTAAAAATGGTATGGCTATTCATTTTGAAAGTAAAAATGTTAATCCTATTGGTAGAGTCGCGGCAGGTGTAAAAACAATTAAGCTTGATGATAATGATGAAGTTGTAATTGGATTACCAATCCATTCAGATAACGATACTATTGGAATCTTTTCCAGTAAGGGTTATGGTAAAAAGACTTCTATTAAAGAATTTAATGTGCAAGGTCGTGGCGGAAAAGGTCTATTAATTTATAAGCCAACTGCTGCATATGGTCATATTATTGGAGCGGCTATTGTTGAAGATAATAATTCTATTTTCTTAGCGGGCCAACCTAATTCTATTTGTATAGCCGCAACAGATTTGCCTTTATTAACTCGTAATAGCTACGGTAACATTATGGTAAAATCAAATATTTCATCTATTGTAAAAATTTAATGGAAGATAATATCTTCCATTTGTTTTTTTCTAAAAAATATGCTATAATATAATAAAGAAAAAATAAAAAAGGATATAGTAATGACTATAAGACAGTTAATAGACAAGTTAAATTATCATACTGAATTATATGAAAAAGGCATCCCGCAAATTTCTGATAAAGAATGGGATGATATGTATTTTCAATTAAAAGAATTAGAAGACCAAACAGGAATAATTTATCCTGATTCTCCTACTCAAAAAATTAATTATCAAATTGTTTCAGAACTAAAAAAAGTAAAGCATAATCACCCGATGCTTTCTCTCGATAAAACAAAAGATATTGAAACAATAAATTCTTTTGTTAAAAACAAAGAATGGATAGCAATGGCAAAAATGGATGGTCTAACTTGTTCTCTTCATTATATAAATGGTGAACTTATTGGAGCTGAAACGAGAGGGAATGGAGAAGAGGGAGAAGATGTTCTACATAATGCTAAAGTAATTTCAAATATTCCTCAAAGAATTAATTATAAAGATGAATTAATTATTGACGGAGAAATTATTTGTACTTATAAAAATTTTGAAAACTTTAATACTGAATATAAAAATCCACGAAATTTTGCAAGTGGTAGTATTAGATTACTTGATCCAAAAGAGTGTGAAAAAAGAAAATTAACCTTTATTGCATGGGATATTATTAAAGGATTTAATAAAGAAACATTAACAGAAAATTTGATTGAATTACGGTTAGAAGGTTTTACAACTGTCCCATTGACAATTAAAAATAATATAACATTAGATATTGAATCTGCTATTGATTTTTTAACAAAACAATGCAAAGCAGAATCATATCCTATTGATGGTATTGTTTTTAAATATAACAATATCAATGAATATAATGCAGCCGGCCGCACAGATCATCATTTCAAAGGCGGACTGGCATATAAATTTTATGATGAAATTTATCCTACAACTTTAAAGTATATTAATTGGACAATGGGGAGAACTGGTGTTTTAACTCCTGTAGCAGTATTTGATCCAATTGATATTGAAGGATCAATGGTTGAAAAAGCTTCATTACACAATGTAAGTGTAATGAAAGATTTACTTGGTTATTATCCTTATGTTGGAGAAAAATTACAAGTATTTAAAGCAAATATGATTATTCCTCAAGTTGCGGAAGCAGGTCCTAAATGGGATTATACAACAATGGTAAAAAACTATGAGGAAGTGTTATTAATTCCAGAGACTTGCCCAGTTTGTAATGGAGAAATACGATTAATTATAAGTAAAGATAATGTTGCAAATCTTTATTGTATAAATCCACAATGTCCAGGAAAATTAATTAATAGACTAGATCATTTTTGTGGTAAAAAAGGATTAGATATTAAAGGTCTTTCAAAAGCAACTTTTGAAAAATTAATTGATTGGGGATGGCTTAATCAATTAGAAGACATTTTTAATTTAAGTAATTATAAAAAAGAATGGATTAATAAAACCGGTTTTGGATTAGCATCTGTTACTAAAATTTTACAATCAATAGAAACAAGTAAAAATACAACTTTAGAAGCTTTTCTTTCTGCTATTGGAATTCCGCTTATTGGGCAAGCTAATGCAAAAGAATTAACCAAAGTATTTAAAACATATAAAGATTTTAAGGCAGCAATTGAAGATCAGACTTACACATTTGAAAATATTTATGGTTTTGGGTCAGAGATGAATGAAAGCTTAAAAAATTTTGATTATACGGAGGCGGATAAACTATCTTCTTATTTGATTTTTACAAAAGAAGAAAATAAAGAAAATAAAAATAAACTCAATGGAATTAGTATTGTTATTACTGGGAAACTAACTGAATTTAAAAATAGAGATGAATTAAAAAAAATTATTGAAGAAAATGGCGGCAAAGTGATTTCTTCAATTAGTCAAAAAACTACTTTATTAATTAATAACGATATTAACAGCACAAGTTCAAAGAATTTGTTTGCTAAAGAACATGATATTCCGATTATAACTGAACAGCAATTTATTTCTGAATACCTTTGAAAACTTATAAAAATTTTTATATAATAAAGTATAAGTTAAAAGAAAATCAATTTTGACTTTTAAAAAATTTTTTGTTATAATAAATCAGATGATAAAAAAAACAAAAAAATTCATCTTAAAATTATTTAAAGATTTAAAAGGAGAAAAAAATTATGGCACTTAAGGAAAATAGTAGAGTTGTTTTTGATTGGGTTAGGGCACATGACAATCAGGATTTCACCGCACAGGATATTGCTGATGCAACGGGTCTTGGAGTGAAGACTGTTAATGGTATTGTTACTTCCGCTTTCCAGAGACATAAGGATAAGGATAAGAATGAAGTTCCGCTGATGGTCCGCGTTCCCGCAGAGATTGAAGATCCCGCAACTGGCCTTCATAAGGCAATTAAGTTCATTCAGCTGACGGATGCTGGTAGAGCATTTGATCCGGACGCCGAAGAGTAATAATTAATAAGAAGGCCAAATAAAATTTATTTGGCCTTATTTTTTATGATATTCTTTATTATAGGTATTATTCTTATATTAGTAAGTTTATTCTTTTTTGCTCGAGCTTTTAATATTAAAATCATAAAAGATGGGGAAAAATAGAAATATAAAAATTAGTTACAATAGCAAATTCAAAATTTATAGAATAATAAAAAAGAATTAAATTTTGAAATAACAAAACAAAAGTAGGGAATTAAATAGTAGTTATTTATTTTTAGAAAAACTGAAGAATAGTAGATGTATAATTCCTTATAGAAACAAAAAAATGTAATTAATGAAACTATTTAGCGATTTTATAAAGATGCTCAAAATGAAATTACAAAAGTAAAACAAACTGTTGATTCTGCAAAAATATAGGCAGATAAAAGAAAAGAATAGATTACTAATTAGTTAAATAAAATAAAAGCTTCATTAAATGCGGGACTTGAAGCCAAAAGAAAGTAGCAAGAATAGAAAGAAAAACTTAATTTTTATAAATTATCAATTAATGATGCAGATTTATCTGATATTCAAATGATAGAAAATTTAAAAGTATCTTTTCATAATCCTGTAGTTTTAAATAAATTAATTTGGTCACAATATTTCCAAAAGCAAACTACTGAATTATGCAATAGAATATTGGGAAAAGATATCGTATGCGGAATTTATAAAATTACAGATTTAATAACAGAACAGTGTTATATTGGACAAAGTGTTGATATAGCACAAAGATGGAAAGATCATATTAAATGCGGATTAGGAATTGATGCATCAAGCTCAAATAAACTATATAATTCTATGCAAAAAGACAAAATATGGAATTTTACTTTTGAATTATTAGAGGCTTGTCCTAAAGAATTATTAAATGAAAAATAGGCTTTATGGATTGATATGTACAGCAGTAACACATATGGATTAAATACAAATAAAGGAGTAATAAAATGAAGAAAGAATTTAAATTTAATAAAAATGGTAAAATTGAATTATCAAAAGAATAGTTAAAAACTCTTTTAGATGATGCTTATTGGGAAGGATATATAAGCGGATCTGGAACTACATGGACATATACAACTCCGAATTGGACACCATATTATTGGACAACAACTACTGGAACAATAACTAATAGTAATTCTATTTCAAGCGGTACTATTACATTAACAAATACGGAGACTAAAAATGAAATTTGAAAATACATGGGTTGGAAATTTTTAGGGAGCCATTAGAGGGATGAGAAATCCTAAAAATAGTTGGAATAAAATGGATAGCTATTTTGGAGCAATTAATAATTAGCAATATCGTGAAGTTGAAGATATTGCTGAAAAATGGGTGCAAATGTATTATCCAGAGCAAACCATTGAAAAAGAGTGGTCAGAAGAAAATGCTCAGCTTCATGATAATTTTATTAAGAGATTACTTAATAATGGTATTTTAAAAAATAATGAAGAAAATGAGTATGCGGATGCCGCTTTTATAGGTCCAGCAGATATGAAACTTGCTCAAACCCTAATTAAAGCTGGATCAGAACATAGAAAATTTTTAAGACAAATCTTTGTATCTGTTGATATTACTGCCCCATTATATTGGTGGAAAGAGCTTGATACTTATAAAGTTGCAACAGTTGCTAATAGTACCTCTACTATGCACAAATTAACAAGCAAAGAAATTACATTAGATTGTTTTGAAACTGATGATTTTAACCCTAATATGAGATATTATTCTGAACCCTCGTTATATGGAGAAGTTTCTAATACAACAGGAATGCTATCTGAATTAATAATTGAACAAATAGAATTTCTTCGTCTTAAATATCTTGCAACAAATGACAAAAGATATTGGAAAGAATTAGTACGATGGCTGCCAGAGGGCTGGCTCCAAAAGAGAACTTGGACAGCTAATTATGAAACTCTTCGAGCAATTTGTTCAGTTAGCCAACGCCGCAACCATAAGTTAAATGAATGGAGCGGCAAGGACGATCCTACAAAACCCAATTTCATTCAATGGGCAAGAACCCTTCCATATGCACAATATTTTATTTTTGATGATGAAGATAAAGAATTTCATATCTTTTAATATAATTTGATTATTATAAAATAAAATGTTATAATATAATTAACAAATAAATATATTAAAAGGAAAAAGACATGACCAAGAAAGACGCTTTTATTAAACTTGTTCAGAATGAAATTTTTGAATGTGATAATCCAAACCTTTGGCAAGATCAATATGAAGAAACCTATGAATTAGCAAAATCTTATTGGGAAGAATTTAAAAAAAGTACTGAGCTTACCGCTCAAGGAAAACAAATTTTACTTTGGATGAAAAATAATAAAGAAAATTTATCTAATGTTTTTACTTCTAAAGAGATCGCAGAAGCTTTATTTACTTCTGGAAGAGTCATCGCTGGGTCTATGCGGAAACTTGTTACCGATGGTTATGTAGAAAAAGAAGGGAAAAATCCTGTTCAATACCATTTAACAAATAAAGTTGCAGATATTATTTTTGAAGAACTTGAAAATTAATTAAATTTTTGTTATAATATTATTAGAAAATAGAAATTAAGGAGAAAACAATGAAGACAAATGCAAGATTTATAAACACAGAAAAGATTGAAGGATATGTTTATAGTATTGGAAGTAGTTTTAATGAATTATCTGAAAGAGTTTCAGGTGAAAATTCTAAGAATCCCGGAACAAAGTATATCGCAGGAGACCTTGATATCGCTGTCGATGAAGAAGGTCTTAATGTTGTAACTGTTCATTATAGATATGTTGGAGAAAACACAAGTAAGGGATCTCCGAATAACACATATGCTGTACTTAAGAAGATTATTGATAATCCTTCTAAGTATTGGATTAATGGCGGCAAAGAAAATGCGTTTAAGGTTCAGTGTACTGGAGTTGCTCTCGCAGTTAATGATTTTATTGCGGCGGATGGCTCTAAGGTTGCCGCAGTCAGAAATGAAAATGGTTTCTGTTCATTTGTAACTGAATTTAGCCCTGAAGTAGAAAGAAACACTTTCTCTACAGATATGCTGATTATAAAGGTAACTCATGTGGATGCAAATCCTGAAAAAAATATTAAGGAAGATTATACAAATGTTAGCGGATGCGTATTCGGATATGGAACTACACCAGTTCTTCTTCCTGTAACATTTGTAGTTAGAAATAATATGGGTATGGAATATTTTGAAGGACTTGACGCTTCATCTTCTAATCCTGTATTTACAAAGGTTTGGGGAAGAATTAATTGTATGACAATTAAAACTGAAAGAACCGAAGAATCCGCATTTGGCCCTGCCGCAGTTCAGACCTATGAGCGCAAGAGTAGAGAATATACAATTACTGGCACAGCAAAGGTTCCTTATGATTTTGGCGATGAAGAAGTTCTAACTAGAGAAGACGTTATGAAGATGTCTCAGGATAGAGAAGTTATGCTGGCGGAAATTGAACAGAGATATAATGATCGTAAGAATTCTAATTCTATGAACTTCTCAGCTCCTACCTCCAATAATCCTGTAAGTCAGATGGGAAAGACTGTTCCGAAGGGAGATTTTAATTTTTAATTAATAAGGAGAATATTCTCCTTATTAATTAAAAGAAAGGTGATAATATGGGAAATATTGATATTTTTAGTATTGAACCGCATCAGGTAAGTAGAAATCTCCGCGGTTATTCAATTTTCTTTTATGGCGAACCCAAGAGCGGTAAAACAACTACCGCATCAAAGTTTGAAAAAAATCTTCTTCTTGCTTTTGAAAAAGGTTATAGTGCGATTCCGGGAGTTATGGTTCAGCCTATTAATAACTGGGCTGAATTTAGAAAAGTCCTCCGCCAGCTAAAAGAGGATAGAGCAAAAGAAATGTTCTATACGATCACTGTTGATACAGTTGATATTGCATACGACTATTGCACAAAGTATATTTGTGACAACGCTCCTAGATCAGATGGCGGATTTGGTGTAGATAGCATCAGTGATATTCCTTTTGGTAAGGGATACGGCCTTGTTGCAAAGGAATTTGATGAATGTCTTAGATCTATCGTTATGATGGATTATGGTCTTGTTCTTATTTCTCATGCAACAGACAAAGCATTTAAGGATGAACAGGGTCAGGAATATAATAAGATTGTTCCTACTCTTGACAAGAGAGCGAATAATATTGTAGCTCGAATGGCAGATATTATTGGTTATTCAAGAATTGTAACTGATAAAGATGGAAATAATTCAACCAAGCTCTTTATGAGAGGAACGCCAAGATACGAAGCGGGTTCACGTTTTAAGTACACTCCAGATTATATTGACTTTTCTTATAAAAACCTTGTAGATGCTATTGCAGAAGCAATTGATAAGCAGGCTGCGGAAGATGGTTCTGAATACTTTACAGATAAGAAAGCTAATGTTTATAAGGATACTACAAGCGAATTGAACTTTGATGAACTTATGAATTCTTGCAATGCTTTGATTAAAGATATGATTGCAAAAAATCCTGAAGAAGTATTTAAGGAATTCTATTCACCTCGTATTGTTCAGATTACAGATAAATATCTTGGTCGCGGACAGAAAATGAGCCAGTGCTCAAGAGAACAGGTTGAGGCACTTTCTCTTATTTATGATGATCTGCTAACGCTTTCAAAAGAAGCTCCAACTAATAGCTCTGATGAAACTTAATTAATTAATAAAAGTCAAGTTTTTCTTGACTTTTATTTTTATTTTTTGTATAATATATATAGATAATAATAGAATGGAGGGCATATGGCAAAACATTATGTAAAATGTATATATTGTAATCAACAATTTGACAGAGATGCGGAACCAACCAAACAAGTATCTGCCAGAAGATATGCCCATATGAATTGTTGGGAAGAGCATCTTGCCAATATGACTCAAGAAGAAAAAGACATACAAGCTTTTTTTGATTATGTAAAAAGTCTTTTTGGAAGTGATTATAATTATATTTTAACTAAAAAATTAGCTGAACGATATGTGAAAGAAAATAATTATACATATAGTGGAATGCTAAAAACTTTAAAATGGTATTATGAAAAAGAAGGTAATTCAATAGAAAAAAGTAATGGAAGTATAGGAATAATACCATATATTTATAAACAAGCCTTTGATTATTATTATAATTTATATCAAGCACAAATAATTAATAAAGAAAAAGATTTGTCTAATTTTACAAAACAAAAAGAAAAAGTATTTAATATAGAATCTCCACGAGTATATGTGCGGCCTCCGCATATGTGGTTAGAAGAAGAGGATGAATAAATGAATACAAAATATTATGATGTTTCTGCGTGCATGCAAGTAATTGGGGATGTATTTATGAATCCCTCTCTTTTAGATCAAGAAGAAAAATATACTTTTCATGAAGAAGATTTTGTACAAGAATTTCATAAAATCTTATTTGGGTCAATCTATAATCTTCATCAACTTGGAGCCAAACAAATTTCAATTGAAGATATTGAAAAATATCTTGAACAAAGACCAAAAAAATATTCTGTTTATAAAACAAATAAAGGTTCAGAATATTTAGAAAATTTAAAAGAAATGTGTCAGCTTGCCGCGTTTGATTATTATTATGGTCGAATGAAAAAAATGACATTATTAAGAATGTATAATAGTACAGTTGGCATGGATCTTTCTTGGCTATATGATGAAGATAATGTACTTGATATAAAAAAGAAAGAGGCTCAAGAAGCTTGGTTTGATAATACTTCTATTGAAGATATCGCAAATACAATAAATGACAAAATCGATGAAATTAAAATTAAATATGTAGATAATTCTGAAAATGATATTATTCAGGCGGGCGACGGTGCATTATCTTTACTTGAGAGACTAAAAACAACACCTGAAATTGGTTATCCTCTTTATGGTCGAATTGTAAATGCAATTCATAGAGGAGCTAGATTAAAAAAATTTTATTTAAGATCTGCCGCCACGGGTGTTGGCAAAACTCGTTCAATGATTGCAGATGCTTGTTCTATTGCGTGTAATAAAATTTATAATCTTGAGACTCAACAATGGGAAGATAATGGAACACGTGAGCCTACACAGTTTATTACAACAGAACAAGAAGAAGACGAAATTCAAACAATGATGATTGCATTTTTAGCTGCGGTGAATGAAGATCATATTCTTGAAAATACCTATGTTGGAAATGAATGGGAACGAGTACAAGAAGCCGCGGAAATTCTTTCAAAAAGCCCACTTTATATTAAAAAGCTTCCCGATTTTTCTTTACAAGATATTGAAAATACAATTAAATTTGGTATTAGACAATATGATGTAAGATATGTATTTATGGATTATATTCATTCCAGTATGAAAATTCTAAGTGAAATTAGTTCTAAAGCCGGTGTAAAAGGATTAAGAGAAGATAATATTCTTTTTATGATTAGTGTAAGAATTAAGGATCTTTGCAATCAATATGGTGTTTTTGTTATGTCTGCTACCCAATTAAATGCAGATTATATTTCTGCTCAACAATATGACCAAAATTTACTTAGAGGAGCAAAAGCAATTGCAGATAAAATTGATTGCGGTATGATTATGTTGCAAGCTAGCCAAGATGATAAAGAATATTTAAAAAATATTGTAAATTCTATGGGAATTGATATGCCAGATATTAAAATTTCAGTTTATAAAAATAGACGCGGCAGATATAAAGACATTCTTCTTTGGTGTAAAGCAGATAGGGGAATGTGTCGAATTAATCCAGTCTTTGTAACAAATTATAATTATGAATTAATTGATATTGAAGATTTTAAAATTAAAGTAACACCTAAAATTGAAGCATCTGCTTTTTAAGGAGGTAAAAATGAGTCAAATAATTACTGCACCATCTGCTGAAAAACCTATATATACATCTGTTTTTCTTGCAGGTGGGATTACTAATTGTGAAAATTGGCAAAAAGAAGTAATCAAAGAATTAGAATTTGAAAATATTTCAATATTTAATCCAAGACAAGAGCATTTTGATATAACTGATAAAAATGCTTCTTTTAAACAAATTAATTGGGAATTTGAAAGATTAGAACAAATGGACATATTTAGTATGTATTTTTGTAATGGTATTTCAGATCAACCTATCTGCATGTATGAATTAGGCCGTAATATTTTACAAATGCAAAATAGATTTCCAAATGATTGGGAAAAAAGAATAATTATAAGTATTGAAAAAGAATATAAACGAAAACAGGATGTAATTATTCAAACGCAATTATGCGCACCTAAAATATTTATAGATTTAGACACAAATCCAAACAATCACGCTTTTTATATTAAAAATATTATTCGTAAATTAAAATTTAATATATGAATTTTAAATATGATAAAGACACATTAAAAGAGAATCTTTCTATTGAAGAAATATTTGATTTAGTAAATGAACTCGGTGGAGAGCCCGTCATGGGAGACGGGTTTTTTACTGCAAAAACAATATGTCATAATGGGGATTCTCATAAATTATATTATTATGAAAATACTCATTTGTTTCATTGTTATACAGGATGCGGAGACGCCTCATTTGATATTTATGATTTAGTAACAAAAGTATATAGTAGAATTAATAATATTGAATTCCCTTTATATAAGTCTATTATTATAGTTGCTAGATATTTTGGTTATACACAAGAAACTTTTGATTTCAATGAAGATGATCAAATTACTGATGATTGGAAAATTATTAATAATTTTAAAAGAAATAAAGATAAAACTATTGTAAAACAACAAAATAATCAATTAAAAATTTATGATAAAAAAATTTTACAATATCTTCCTCACCCGCATATTACCCCATGGGAATCAGAAGGGATCACGTACCCAATCATGGAATCAAGAGGAATATGTTATAATCCAATAAGTGAAGGAGTTGTGATCCCACATTATAATATTAATAATGAATTAGTTGGAATTAGAGAGCGAACTCTTATCAAAGAAAATGAAATTTATGGTAAATATCGTCCCGCACTTATTTCAGGAAAATTATATAATCATCCCCTTGGTTTTAATTTATACAATTTAAACAATAGCAAAGATATGATTTCTAAAGTAAAAAAAGCAATTATATTTGAAGGAGAAAAAAGTTGTTTAAAATACGCTTCTTATTTTGGAGCTGATAATGATATAAGCGTCGCATGTTGCGGCAGTAATATTATTAATTATCAAATTAAACTATTATTATCTCTTGGCATACAAGAAATTATTATTGCTCTTGATAAGCAGTTCCAAAAAATTGGGGATGAAGAATGGAAAAAATGGGTTATTAAATTAAATACCATATATAATAAATATGGCAATTATATTAATATAACTTATATGTTTGACAAAGAAGATCTTTTAGGATATAAAGATTCTCCTATTGATTGTGGAAAAGATAAATTTATTGAACTATTTAAGAAAAGAATTAAGGTAGAATAAAGAAAGAGTTTGACAACTCTTTCTTTTTTTGTTATAATATAAAAAAGTGAATAAAGAAAAGGAAAGAAAATGAAATATAAGTTAATCAATTAGCCAAATAAAAAATTTTCAGCTATTCAACAAATTTTATATAATCGTGGAATACCTGAAAATGAAATTTTACATTATTTAAATTTATCTGACAATGATATTAATCCGCCAACCGCATTAGGAGAATTAAATATGAAAGGTGGAGTTAAATTATTATTAGAAACAATTAATAACAATTTAAATGCAATAATTATAGTAGACTGTGATTGTGATGGATATACTTCCGCAGCATTATTAATTAATTATTTACACAGTATTTTTCCAACTTGGACATAGAATCATTTAACTTGGCTTATGCATGAAGGAAAACAGCATGGGCTATCTGATTGTTATAGTTTAATATTAGATAGTTGTGATTTATATAATCTTGTTATATGCCCAGATTCTGCAAGCAACGATTATAAAGAGCATCAAATCCTTGATGAAGCAGGAATTGGAATTTTAATTTTAGATCATCACTTGGCAGACCATATAAGTGAAGATGCTATTATTATAAATAATCAATTATGTGATTATCCAAATAAAGAACTTTCTGGAGTTGGTGTTACATGGCAATTTTGTCGTTATATAGATAGCATATTAAAAATCAACTATGCAGATAATTTTATTGATCTTGTTGCATTAGGTCTTTGTGCAGATATGATGAGCCTTCGATCTTTTGAAACTCGCCAATTAATCACTAAAGGTTTTAAGAAAGAAAATATTAAAAATCCTTTTATTGATTATATGATTGATAAAAACTCATTTCCATTATCAAAAGCAGATTATCAATCTTCCGACCCTCAAACTGCCTGCACATCAATCGGCGCCGCCTTTTTTATCGTTCCTTTTGTAAATGCTATTTGTAGAAGCGGAACACTTGAAGAAAAATAGCTTGTTTTTAATTCTATGCTAAATCATAAAGCTTTTCAAAAAGTTATTTCAACAAAGCGTGGACATAAACTCGGAGAACAAGAACAATTAATTTTACAGGCAATTAGAACCGTTACAAATGTTAAAAATAGACAAACAAGAGCAGAAGATGCTGGATTGGAAATGCTAGAAAATATGATTATAAATAATCATATGTTGGATCATAAGATTCTTTTATTCTTGCTTAAACCCGGACAAATAGATCCTGAAATTCGCGGTCTGATTGCTAATAAATTTATGGCAAAATATCAACGTCCATGTTGCTTATTAACATATGTTGAACAAACAGGTTTTTATGAAGGATCTGCACGAGGATATACTAAAAATGGTTTATTAAGTTTTAAAGAAATAGCCTAGAAATGTCCAGGAGTTAAATATGTAGAAGGGCATGATAATGCTTGTGGTTTAGGCATCGCCGCAAATGAAATTGATAATTTTTTAAAAACTATTGATTAGAAACTTGAAAATTACTCTTCTGAACCAATATACCGAGTTGACTATGATTTTAAAGCAGTTGATAATAACAATCAATATATATTAGATATTGCAAATATGAATGATTATTGGGGACAAGATATTGAAAGAGCTTATGTAAATATAAATTTCAAAATTACAAATTCTAATTTTGAAGTTATGAAAAATAATACTATTAAAATTTCCCTTCCAAATAATTTGTCAATAATTAAATTTGAAGCTACAGAAGAATAGATTAATACATTTACAACCGAAGGGTATTTAGAATTAAATGCTATTTGTAAATGTAATGCCAATAACTGGGGAGGAAAGACTTATCCTCAATTATTAATGGAAGATTATGAAATTATTGATTCTTCTAAATATATATTTTAACTATGAATAATAATAACAATAATAATCAATTTGAAATATTAGATCTTATTGCTATGATAAGTTTTGTAATGCAATTACAAAATATTCAATTAGATGATAAATAGCAAAATTATATCCATAATGTTATTAAAACTTTAGCTCAATAGGTAGAAAAACTTCACAAATAGAATGATAGAATAGAAACAAAACTAGATTAGATATTAAAAATATTAAAGGAAAAATAAAATGCAATTAACTTATAAGCAAGAAGAAGGGCTCAAAATCGCGGTCCGCCGCTATCTTGATAATGAAAAAGTCACTGTTATTAGTGGCTATGCCTCGTTGGATAAAACTATTTTGGTCGAATTCGAATAATTTACTTCTTTTATTTTTAATATATAATATCACAATAAAGGAGATAAATTATGAAAAATATTTGTGTAATATGCGGGAAATAGTTTGAAGCAATTAAATCTACAAAAAAATATTGTAGTCAATAGTGTAGCAATGAAGCAAGAAGAATTAGATATGCTGAACAAAAAGCAAATAATTCTCAACCGAAAAAAGAAAAAGTAAATAATTGTCCAGAGCGAGCTTGTTTAATTTGTGGAAAAAAATTTAAACCAAAAACAGCTTCTGCGAATCAAAGACAATGTTGTTATGATTGTATGCCTGATGGATTCCAATTAAAACGAGGAGACTTTTTAGCAAAAATAAAACAAGTCAGAGGTGGAAAATGTGAAAGATGTGGATATAATACTTGTTTAAAAGCATTGTAGTTTCATCATTTGGATCCAACTAAAAAAGACTTTACAATAAGTAATGATCATTTTAAATTAGCCGATGCTGTAGAAGAAAGTCGAAAATGTATTATATTATGTGCAAATTGTCATAGAGAGTTACACGATAATTTATGGGATATTTCAGATATAAAAAATAACAAATGGGAGGAGGGAGAGCCTAATGCAACTTACTAAAAAGCAAGAAGAAGGTTTAAAAATTGCCGTAACCAGATACTGTGCGAATGAAAAATGCACTGTAATTTCTGGTTACGCTTAAGGCTGGCACAGGTAAAAGTACACTTGTGAGATTCATTATTGACGCTATTGGCATCGATGAAGATCTTGTTTGCTATTGTGCTTTTACTGGTAAGGCTGCGGA